GAAACATCTTATCTAAGCAAGATGTTATGTCTGTTGATTACCACAGTGCTTATCACGTTATGGGAACTAAGTGGACAGCTGCCACTGACAACCCAACTAACGCACAGTTAGCTAACGATAATAACTGGGGATTAACATACGATGCTGATTTAATTCCTATAGTCGAGCTTATCGTTAACTCACCTCTTGATACAGGTACTAATCCTTAGTAGTATTAAGTTGCAAGGCAATGAAGAAACCTCATCAATTATTGGTGGGGTTTTTTCTTTACGCTACAATAAAACTAAATTACTTTTTGAAATCGTGGCAGCTACCATAAATGCAACTGTTAAAGGAGAAAATGCCAATAGCTATGTCACATTGACAGAAGCCAACAGTTATTTTGAAACAGTTCCAGATTCAACAACTTGGGATAATAAAACTGACGACCAAAAGAATAGATCATTAATAGCAGCTACCCGTTGGATTGACAGCTTCGTTTACTATGGCGACAGATGCGATGACGGACAGGCACTAAAGTTTCCAAGAAATAATTACCAAGTAGATGGTGTAGAACTAGCTTGTAGCAAGATTCCGTTAAATATAAAGTATGCACAATATGAATTAGCTAGAGCTTTGGCAAATGATACTGATGCAATAACAGGAACAAGTGGTAAAGAAGGAAATATTGAACAAGCAAAATTAGGAGACTTAGAAGTGAAATTTAATACTGCTAGTCAGGGAACTGGTTCTGTAAATAATATTTTAGATGTTTACCCTTGGCTACAAAGTTATCTTGGAGCCTATATGCTAGGTGGAGCGGGCAGTTTCCAAATGAGGGTAGTAAGAGGATAATATGTCGTTTATAGACAATACTTTTAAGAGTTTACCAGAACAACTGTTAGGAACTTTTGGTATTGATGTGACCTATATTAAGACCGCTACATCTCAAACTTATAACACTACAACAGGAGAGGTGAGCGGATCTGATACCAATATTTCTATGAAAGCTTTGATTAGTTCTGTAAGTGGATCGGTTTACGAAGGGACAAGTCAGACAAACGATTTAAAAATTATTTTTGGCAATAAAGAATTAGGAAGTTACTATCCAAAAGTAAAAGATAGGATTCAATACGCAGAAGATGGAGTAAATAAAGTTGCAAGAATAATCAGTGTGAATACATCTAGAGGAAATAGTCCTATACTTCATACAGTGATAGTGAGGCCACAATAATGGGAAAATCAAGAAATGAGTTACCAGAATTAGAAGCAGAACTTACGAATTTTACTACTGCGATTGTAAATCAAGGAATGGGAGGTGCAGCCGAAAGGACAGTTAGGACATTACAGCTTCTTGGGCCATCATGGACAGGTTTGTATTCAAATTCATGGCAAATAGAAATATCTGGCAAAAAATCCACAGGAACTCGTAGAAGAGGTGATGCTAAACCTATAAAAAGTCCAAAAATTAATATAAGAACTTTAAGAGGAGCTAACTTTGTTAAATGTTCAATAATCAACTTAGCTAGAAGTAGAGGCTATGCACAGGATGAAAGATTAGGTAGGTTTAGAAGGGGAAAAGCTGGAGGCAAAAATATAGGGAATCAACCTCTAACACAGCAAGGTCAAGCTAATTTAAAATTTGAAGGTACAGGCAGATTAGAAGAAGGTTATCGAGGAGATATTGGTGGAACTCCAGGCGGTTTTTCTAGTGCTACTGCTCCATTAGATTGGTTTAAAACTTATACAGCAGGAGGAAGATTTCAAGCTGATGTTGTCTTAGGAGTGAATAGTGCAATCAAAAAAGTAAAATCAAGGAGTAAAAAATTAAAATGAATTATCAAGGAATTAGATCAAAGTTCGAAACACCTATAAAAACTGCTTACGCAGGATTAAGCCCTGCCGTACCAGTGTTTTTTGATAATTTTGGTGATGTAACATCGGATGCTGACAGCGAATTTGTTTATGTAAATGTTCAATTTGGATTGACAACTGAAGTAGGATTAACTTCTTCATTAGATAATGTAAGAGGAATCATTACTGTTAGAGCCTTTGCAGAAAAGGATAAAGGGCCAGCAAGAAGTCAAACTTTGATAGACACTGCTTTTACAAGTTTACAAACAATAAATAATACAGGTCAGCCTACAAGTGGTATTTATGTAAGAACTGGAGAGATTACTGGGCCTACTTTTGCAGATGATAGACCTTTCTTTGTATCAACAATCGAAACAAATTTTCAAGCTACAGTAATTTCTTGAATTATTGTAGAAATTTAGGCTATCCTATAGACATATCGGGTAGTACCCGTATGTTCAAACCTTAGAATTATTAATCATGGCTACAGTTCTATCGGGTACTTCGGGAGCGTTATATTATTCTCCTGCTGGTACAAGCTCAACACAAATTGCTGCTGCTTCTTTTCCTACTGGAACAGGTGGAGACACAACACAAATTAATGTTGGTACACAGTTGGGTTTTAGAGTTAATGACACAGTAACACTTGCATATCCATCAGGATCAACAGTAACTAACTGTATTGCAGCAGGAGATCATTTTGTAAAAACTTACGATGCTTCTACTGGAGAAATGACCCTATCTTCAACAGCAGGGGGAGCGGCTTTAACAGCTTCAGCAGCACCAACATTTCTCACTGGAACGCTTGCAAGCATTACATTTACAGCACCATTAGTAGTTGGATCTGTAAGAGAATGGAGTTTTGAAATAACTAGAGCAGAAATTGACGTAACAAGTATTGGTCAAACTGTCACTCAAACTGCACCATTTAGAACTTTCATCTCAGGTTTCGCTGATGGTAGTGGTTCTGCCAGTGTTTACTCCACAGATGATGACACACTTTTATCCAGTAGAATGGTTGAAGATGTTATTCAACGTCAACAAACTGGTGCAAAGGTAAGATTGTATATTGATCGTCAGATGAGTGGTGCTAACGTAGATCAAACCGCAAGTAGATCAATCTTGGCAGATATTATTCTTACTTCTGCAAGTTTCAACGTCAACCCAGATGACGGACAGGTTGTAGAGATAGCCTTCAGACCTAGTGCTGCTCCAACATTCGACTTATCTAAGACTGCTTAGTTAAATTAGCATAACTTAACGAACCTCAGTATATCTGAGGTTTTTTATTGGCTGTTGTATTATACTAGATATAAGTTATTAATTATGTATGGCATCTAATTTATCTGCACTGGATCGTTTAAGAAAAGCAGCAAATCTTGAACCAGTAAAAAAAGAAGTTACATTATCTGATGGTTCTATTTTTGAAATGTATGTAACACCATTAACAATGGCAGAAAGAGAGAGAGCAAGAAGGCAAGCTAAAAGTGATGATGCTAATGCTTTTGCTTTGCAATTATTATTATCTAAGGCACAAGATGAAAATGGTAGAAATCTTTTTAATGCAGGAGAAATTGACGTTTTAAAAAATGAAGTGAAAGACAGTGATTTACAAAGTTTGATGCTTGCAGTTATTCAAGAAGAAGAGGACATAATCGACCCAAAAGATTAGTTGCTGAATTAAAAAAAGATAATTGGTTATTATTACAATTTGGAATAGCGAAAGAACTAGGTAGAACTTTGTCAGAAATAAGAACGATGACACAAGAAGAAATCATAGGTTGGAGTGCTTATTTTGAAGTAATAAACGAAGAGCAAGAAAAAGCATTTGAAAAAGCAAAACGAAGGAGATAAGCTAGAATAAAGTAACCTTTTATTGTTTTGTCGTGGCAACTAAAGCAGATATAGAAATTGCCGTAAGAGGTATAGAGCAGATAAATCAAGCGAAAAGAAGTATTGGAACTTTATCTACAAATATTAATAATTTAAATAAAGCAGCTTCTAAAGATATTTTCGGAAAAGTTCGTCAAGGTTTTCAAGGTTTAGTTTTAAGCACTGATAATTTAAATAAATTATTAAATAAATCACAAGCAAATTTTAATAAAGCTGCACAGGGAACAACAGAATTTGAACAAGCTACAGATCAATTAGCTGAAGTTCAACTTAAACAATCTAAAATCACAAAAATAAATGATAGAGCTTTACAAAATGCCATTAGAAAAAAACAAGGATTGCAAAGCGTAGAAGAAAGAGAAGCACAATTAGACAGGAGAGCTATAAAGCTAAAAGAGTTGAGAGCAAAAAAAGAAAAACAACTAGAGTTAGCTGAACAAAAAAGAGCAAGAAATAAAAAACTTAGTGGTGCAGTTGCAAGTGGAGCGATTGGTGGAGCTTTTCCATTATTATTTGGACAAGGTGGATTCGCAGCAGCTGGTGGTGCTATTGGTGGTTTTGGTGGTGGATTGTTGGGTGGTCAGTTTGGTTTTGCTCTTTCTTTAGTTGGCACTCAATTAGGTGCTGCTGTTGATGGCTTTGTTAAGGGAGCAGCTAGTGTAGGTCAGGCATTAAATCCTTTAACTGCTGATTTGGATGCTTTAATTACTTCATTAGGGGTAACAGGAACGCAAGAAGCAGAAAGAATCAAATTAATAGAAGAGGCTCAAGGAAAACAGGCAGCTTTAAATGCAGTTACAGCACAAATGAATCAGTTGTTAGGTGCAGATGCAGTTGAAAGTTTGAAACGCTTTGGAGAAACTTCTCGATTAATTGGAAATAATTTCTCACAAGCATTATTAAAATTACAAGGTGCATTGGCTCCTGTTTTAGAAACGATTGCAAAATTTGTAAGTCAATCTACAGGTGCAGAACAAAGTGAAATTGATAGATTAAGTAAAAGTAGAATTGGTACTGATCCACAAGCAGTTGCTTTACAAAGAAGAATATCTGAATTACAGGCTAGACCAGGTGCAAGTCGATCAGGAGCTATACAAGGTCAAATAGCTAATCTAAAAGCAGAACTTGAAACTAGAAAGAAAATTTTAGCTGAACTAAAAAAAGAGGACATCTTAAGTTCTAATAAAAATAAAAAACTAGATATTGCTTTAGATAAAATAGAGGAAGAAAATAGATTATTTAATGCGACTTTAGATGGAAGAAAAGAAGAATTTCTAATTGAACAACAAATAGATCAAATTTTAAAATCTATGCAGTTGACTGAAAAAGAATTAACTGACACTCAAAATGAAAGAATTAGAAATGCGGTTGAAAACAATGCAGAGCTTAAAAAACAAGTAGATTTAACTAAAGATTTAGGTAGTAACTTTGAAAGAATTGGTCAATCTATCGCTTCTGGTGTCAGTGATAATTTAAGTGCTGCAATATTACAAACTAAAACTTTAGGTGACGCTGCAAAATCAATCTTAAATGATTTATCTAATACGCTGGTAAAACTTGGTGTGAATACTATTTTGGCAAGTTTGCCAGGTATAGGAGGTGCGTTTAGTGCTTTACCGAAATTAGGATTTGCAAGGGGAGGTAGACCTCCAACTGGTAGACCTTCAATAGTAGGAGAACGTGGCCCAGAACTATTCGTACCAAGAAGATCAGGCACAATAATACCTAACGACAAACTAGGTGGAGGAGGCAGTACAAACATCAGCGTGAATGTAGATGCTTCTGGATCGTCTGTTCAAGGTGATGAACAGCAAAGTAAAGAACTTGGCAAGGCTATTTCAGCAGCGATACAATCGGAATTATTAAAACAAAGACGACCAGGAGGTTTATTAAGATAATGGCTACTTTTCCTGATTACAACCCTGTTTTTTCTGCAAGTAAAACTGATATTACTAATACCAGAA